AAGGCGATGTAGTTAGTGTCTCTTGGATTCAACATCTCATGGGCAGCAGCAAAGTTAGTATCTGGGTGATTGTTTAGCTTGTTAGCAAAGGCCCTTGCTGCTCTAGGCATACCCTTATAGATCTCCCCGCGTGCCTTTTTATCCCTACGCTTAATAAAGGCTCTTAATTTATCTTGAGAGGCTTTAGGTCGCTGGCTGATGTAATTGTCTCTATTAACGTTGGATAGCCTTTTAGCATTATTTTCATTAAGCATTGCTTTCCAGCCAGTTTTACCACTGATATCTGATGGCTTGGTAACTCCGGTAAATTTGTACGAATGACCGTTTGGTATCTCATTTGGTCCAAAGCTATTCTTAGACTCCCGCCCATAATCTCGCTTAATACCGGCCTTGGTTGAGGGTTTCATCCCGTAAGGATCGGGCTTTAACGGATCTTTTTTAAACTCCGAGTAGGCTTTGGCAGCTTCTTTTCCGCGCCTGTATGAGTTGTGCCTAAGTGCGACGTAGTTAGTTTGTTTGGGGTTAATAATTTCGCTAAAGGGGGCAAAGCTATGATCTTCGTTTCGAAGTAAATTATTACCGATAGCCCTTGCTGCTCTAGGCATACCTTTAGAAATACGCTCTACACCAAATGCGTCCTTCATTAGAACAGCGTTCCTTGCGTAGGAGGCTTGGGGCGCTTTGGCTTCTTACGGTTGATCTTAAAGTTAATATCTTCTGCGCGGGCAGTGCTGTTATTACCCGTGCGCATGTTTCTGATGAAGTAACGACCGGGAGAATGTTCCCCTGTGGTTATTATCTTGTCCCCGTTGTGTATTCCGGTCTCTGGCCTAAAGCGCTTGATCTCCGGCGGTGGGCTTGTGTGCCCGGCCTGTAATTGCCTCATGGCGCGCGTAAGGGGAGAATCAGGCTTAGCAATAGCCCTAGCGTGCATCCAGTCAGGGAAATGAGGCACGCCTTTAGAAATACGCTCTACACCAAATGCGTCTTTCATTTCGCACCCTTTAACTCGACCATAGGTTTGAGCTTATCTGGTTAGACCCATCAGAGGACTTAGACACCTTTCGCTGGCGATCCAAAACAGACTTGTAAGCGCTCTTGTAGCCCTTCACTCTAAACTCTCCTCCGTAGCCTCTTGGGTGCTCGTTTTCGGTCCATTCCTTACGCGGGGTGCTGTCCCTATTGGCCCCTATATAACCCGCTCCGGCAACGCTAGCCCCGACAGTAGCTCTCTTGGTCTTGGTAAGAAAAGGAGTTCTTCCCTTAACATACCCATTCCAAGACATATTTGACATGTATTCGTGCATTGCTGGAGTCCAGCCAACTTTCTTTCGTTCAATTACTCCAGTTTCTGGATTTTTTACCTTAACCGTGTAAGTCGTATCGCTTGGACGTGCCAGGCCAACTCTAGCCTTCATAGAGTGCACCCGAAGACCTTTAATTTCTTCTTCCGTTAATTTTCTTCCGTGTATGCCAAGTCTAAGTTTTCCACTAGGATTGGGATCAGCATGCGGATTTCTAGTGGCCATTGCTTTTTTATATGACATGTGGTGCATAGTGTCTATATCTTTTTGGGAAACTATTTTCCCATCAGGGGTTATAAATTCTTTTCCAGACGTGAAATTTCTGGCGTTAATAACAGATTTTTTCCCATTTTTATCTCTATTATTTCTTTTTACGTCGGCAGCGTGCTTTTTACGACTATAAAATATTTCTTTATCAGAGCTTCCCATTCCTCTGCCTGGCATATATCTAGCATCAAGAGATTTAGTACGCCAAACTCTTGCACCAGTTGCCTCTTTAGGGGAAGATGAGTAAATGCCTGCATTTAGAAGCATCCCCGGGGATTCTATTTCTTTGTTTTTTCTATTGAAGTGAGAAAGTAAGGCTGGGCCAGATATCCTGTCACCTTTTTCGGCGATTAATCCTTCTGGTCTTATTCTCCCAGTTGGCCAAATGGTAGCGAAAGCTTCAGCGCCCTTCACCCCTTGGGCATTAGAAACTTTAAATTCGCCAATTCTTAAACCGGCTACTTCGCCAAGCTTTAGCGCTGCTTGGCGTCTTCTATGTCCCAAATTTTCGATTTCTTGTAGTTTGGGATCTTTTTCTATAGAGGGGCGCACTGTTTCAGAAAACTCTCCCGGCTTATAAAGCTTTCTTTCCCCAACAAATGCCGCTGGTTCGCCACCATCTTTTAAGGGCATTCCTTGCCCTTCAGGTAGCCACTTATCCATCTGCTTTTGGCGACGCGCTGTGATCTTGTTGTGCATGTTACTTTGCTGAAGTCTTTTAAATGCCCGAGATTCTATAAGCTTTTCGGCAGCAGGAAGTAGCTTGGTTGGAATACCCCCAGCCTTAGATACATTTCCTCTATTTACCCGCTTTAATCTAGCGTTATAGATGAATTTAGCGTTATCTCTTACTCCCGCATTTGGGTTGGCTGAAGATGCTTGGGCAGCATAGTAGGTACGCTGAATAACGCCCTTGCTTATCTCAACACCAAATGCGTCAATCATTAGATGTTCCTTAGAGGTCTAGTCTTAGGAGCTGGTAGCGCAGAACTATATTCTTGGTCGCGAAGATCTTTCCACCATTTACCTCGAGCGATGTGCTCTTCTCCTATACCTGGTACGCCGTAATCTCGCGCAATCTTACCGTGCTTATTGGATTCCATCTTCAAATTAATATATCTACTTTTAGGCTTTTTAACCTGTGGTTTAGAGAAGTCTCCCATATTGCGATAGCGAAGCTTAAGATATGTTTTAGCGGGCGAAGGCAAGCCCTTAGAGATATCAGTGCGATCTATACCGAATGCATCTTGCATTAGATGTTCCTTAGAGGTCTAGTCTTAGGAGATGGTGTTAATGTACTTTGCAATTTAAGGCCTCTTTGCTTTGCCTTAGAACCCGATTTAATAGAGTATTTAATAGAAGCAGGGCTGGAAACCTTTTTTCCCGCACCGTATCTCCCTATTCTATTGGCTTGGTACATTCCTGCTGGTTGCGTGCGAGCTGCTGATCTATAGCCAGTCCACATAGTTGCTTCAGTTGCACGACCAATAGACCCAGGTAACGCCTTTTGACGCGCGAACATCATTTCCATGCCCTTGGTTCCCTTGGCGGCAGCATCAGATGCTTTTACAGCTCCGCGTAGATATGAAGGCATACCCTTAGAGATCTCTACTCCAAATGCGTCAATCATTAGTTACCTATCTGGGGTTTATTCGTGACGCGAAGCGTGCATTGTTTGTCATTGGGGTGCCACTCGGTGTTCTAGGACCCGTTGGAGTCATAGGTTTAATTCCAGTAGTGGGTGACGAATAAGGGCTGCGCTTAATTGACTTAGGACCCGTTGGAGTCATAGGTTTAATTCCAGTAGTGGGTGGCCTAACTTTAGAAGCAACTAAAGGGCTGGGCTTAAGTGACTTTAAAGTTTTTGGGATTACTCTAGCCGCAGCTCCGGGAAACATTGCCTTGGAGACTTCTACTCCAAATGCGTCTTTCATTAGTTATATCCCCTAACGTAAGGAAGGCCCTTAGCCTTTTTCTTAGCTGCTGCTGGCTTTGTGGTCTGACTGCGCCAATATAAGCCCCTACTTGTAGATCCAGCCCTACCGTTCATAGCTGCCAATGCTCGAGCTACCAGTTCATCGTTTCCAGTTCGCTGTCCATGTCTAACCATCGCGTTAATGTGAGCAGGCTTTATTCCTTTAGAAATATCGGATCTCTCTACTCCGAATGCGTCTTGCATTAGTATCTCTTATTTCTATTCATGCCGTATCCAGCGGCTCCTATTCCACCAGCCCCTACAGCTCCTGCAGCCATAACGGTTCCTGGGGAACTCTTAAACGCTCCTACAATGCCCCTCTTGGTCTGACCAGCTACTCCTGATCCACCCGTCTTGGCTCTTGTAGCACCTGTCTTAAAAGCGTTTACAGCCTTAGTTGGGTTTCCCATGCGCGGGTAATGTATCTGAGTCGGGAGTTTAATAACACCAGCAGATATACCCTTTGATACATAGTGGTCTACACCAAATGCTGACTTAGAAACATTCTTCTTCTTGTCATATGCGTATGCTCCACCGCCTACTCCTGCTGCAACAGCAGATCCGCCAACTACCTTAGCGCCAGTGGTTAGCTTAATTCCTGAGTCATACAACTTTTCGTAATTAGGTGGAATAACAGCTTCGCCTGTGTTGCGGAAATCAATTTTGCGTGGCTTGAATATAAGACCTCCGTTGGACTCCATTGTGTGGGTGCTGTGACCAGAAGGCACGTATTTGCTTTTAGTCCTGGTGTAGTAATTTCCAGCAATTCTTCTAGAGCCCTGTCTTAAATCGTCCATTCCTTCTGAGACGGCGCGGGAAACAACTTTAGCTTTTGCTTTTTTCCCATCAGCGTATTTAATTCGGCGAATAGTGTCTGACTTGTTGGTCGCCCTATCCGCGCCAATCTTTAATCGCATCGCTACTCCCCTTGGAGAGTTAGGGTTAACGCCCTCCATAAATTGCGGCGGTATTTTAGGAAGAAGTCCTTTAGTAACCTCATGGGTTACGCCGAATGCTGACTTGCTCATCATCTGGTTATTCCTGTCTACGCTATACGCCATGCCACCGGCTCCGACTGCGGCTCCACCACCAATAAGGGCAGCGTTTCTACCAAATCTAGATTTATTCTTAACCGTTGCTGTTCCAGCTTCTGTTCCAGTTGCTGCAGCGGGTGCTTTGGCGGCTGCTGTAGTAGGAGTGGCTGCTCTGGGAGTTCTAGTCATGCTTGCGCGTAATGTTCTGCCCGCTCTGGCCGTTCCAGATCCAACTGCTCTGGTGGCTCTAGCAGTTCCCGATCCTACTGCTCTAGCGGCCCTAGCGGTTCCTGAACCAACGCTTGATCCAACTGCGCGAACTCTGGTACCTACGGCTCTACTGCCTGTTCCAACAGCTTGGAGGACCTTTTGCCCTCTTGGCTGAGCGGCTTCTCTAAACTTCTGTGATAGCGGCCTATTGTTTCTAATAGCCTTTGCGGCTGATGCTTCCATAGAACCTATGCTTCCCCCTCTTGGCTCCCTAGCAACGCTAGACAAAGCAGATCTTGATTTAGCTGCTTCTTTCTGTCCCTTCCGCGAAACGTTACCCCATCGTGCAGTTTGCGCAGGAGATCTGGCGGCAGACTTCTTTCCAGAAGCTGCTGCAGCTAGCTTCTTGGTCGCGTACTTAGCACCTGCGCCTTCAGTCCCAGCTATACGGCTAAGCGCCGCTAGTTGATTAGGACTGATTGACTTGCTAATTTCTGAACGTTCTACGCCAAACGCATCTAACATTTTTTAATCCCTGTCTAGTTAAATGGGCTTGGAGTGGTGGGTCCTTGGGACTTTCTTGAGTTAGCCTTCAGGGCATTCTTCGCTGCCTTCCAGTTAGCTCTTTCATAGCCCTTTGGAGAGGTAACGTAACTCCAGTCCTTAGCCTGCTTTTTACTGGCTCCGGCCAAGGTGTCTATCCACGTTGCATTCTTTGTGCCGTAAGGGGCTGTCCGCATAGTATCCATCTTGCTTTCTAGTTTTGCGGCATTACGTGTGCGGCGCATTCCAAGCCTCTTAGATCCCAAAACTCGAGAAGGGCCGCCAGCGCTTCTTAGCGATCCAGCGCGCGCAGCTGAAGTGGCTGCTGCTCTTCTGCCCTGGAAGTACTTAACAGAACTTTCAATGGCTCCCGGCATTGCTGCCTTGGAAATATCTGAACGGTCTACACCAAATGCGTCCTGCATGTCTACCTCAAAGTCGTAGGAGAGAAATCACTAATCTGATTCTCCCAATGCCGTCAACCTAGGGATTTGTTATCTCGGTTATCTACGGCCCGCTGTAATATCTCAATGAAATTCTCCCCACTAACCACCAGCGTCTGGTTGGTGATCTTTTCATCCCGCTTATCAAATCCAAGCAGTTTATGACGTGTATTCATCACTTTTAGGACGATATCTATGCTTCTAGTATCCCCAGCTAGGGCCATAGGCCAGGCAGCAGCCTGTAATAGATTAAGGCGCTCTAATTCAGTTTCCAGCATCTCATCTAGGCGCTCTTGGTCTAGATTGAGGGCTGCTCTTTCTAATACCCGCCTAGTGGTTATTCTGGCTGAGTCAGCGCTGCTATATCCCAAGCGCTCAGCAATAGCGGACCACTCAAGGCCCATTAGGTGCAGACCATAGGCTTCCCTAGCCTTGGCTGATTCATCTGGTATTTCTAGTTCGTCAGAGCTCATACTTTTTACCCGTCTTAGATCCTAGGAGCATAGTCAGGCATTCCTTGATTGCTCCCTCTAGGTCTAAGTACCCTTCCTCTATCATTACAAATAGTTGTCTGCGGAACCTGCCTGTTGTCCCGCCCCATACTCCGTATTTCTCTCTACTGGAGATGGCTGTGCGTAGGCAGTCAGTAACTACTTCACATCTAGCGCAGAACTCCCTAGCCTTTTTAATCTGTCCCGCGCTTAGGCTGGGTCTTATTCCCCGCTCATCTTGACCATAAAAGAAGTTATCCGCAGCTTCATACTCTCCCAAGCAGGCGGCTTTAGCATGCCACTCTGGATACCAGTCTCCCAGTATGGCTATTCGTGGCTCGTCATCACCTTCCTCAAATATATCTAATTCATCGTCTAACCAGACCAATACCTCTGCTGATACCCACGCTTTATCTTGATCAGGCATTAGCAGCCTTAATGTATTCCTGGGTAATCCCATACATTGAGATACAAGTAGCGTCTATCTTATTCTGGTCATCTAAGCAGTTATCAAAGAACATAGGCTGGTGTACCTTCAGCCATATGGCTATATCGGGCTTAGCAAGGCCACCATGACCGCAGACTTCCTTCTTCCAACTGGATACAGGCACAAGGGTGACTGGACCGCTGATGCGCGACATAAGGGCTCCAGATGTCTGGGCTAGCATTAGGAAGGTTCTTAGGTTCCTGACCCCGGCTACAACAGGCTCTTCGATGTATACCGGATCGGCTCCATCTAACAGGGTGGCTAGCTCAACACTAAGCGTTCTAAGTATCTTTGCACGCTCTTCAGTCTTTTTAGGCTTAATAACGCAGGAATAGACGGTGTGTTGACCGTCTTCTATCCGCGCAGCATGCCATGACCTAGCGCCTAGGTCTATTCCCCATACAGGGGGCAACCGTAACAACATCTTGTTTCCAGTTATTTAGTAGTTATGAGGCACTCTCCTTTCCTTTATACCAATTTATGTTGTCTTGTAATCTTTTATCATCTGGTGATAACTCTAGTGCTTTTATACCATACTCTAAAGATAGATCTTTCGCGCCTATGTTGTATGCACATATTGCGGCAATGTCGTATGGTCGATAATTCCAAGCCCCGTCCTCACTTACATAGGATGGATTCTTATTAGCCATACTTATGGCCCTAACTGCCATACCTAATCCACAGGCATATCTTCCTTCTTGGTAATACAACTCGGCTAGATCAACAAATGGCTCCCGCCTGTCGGGTGTTTCCGCACAGGCTCTTAATAGCCATATTTCCGCCTGATCTGGCAGGCAGTCAGCAATGATGCACATAGATGAAGATCGTTCATAGGTCCAGCCTTCGAGCGTGAGGGATCTAATAAGCTCTTCGGCGGCAGCATGTAGCTTCCTTTCGTACCACAGTTCCCGCCCATAATAAAAGGACATGCGTGGGTCTTCCGGCATGTCCAGTGTGGCTTGCTTGAGCATTTGTATGTATTGGGAGCGGGACTTAGATTTATCCTGCTTGTGTTCCATTAAAAGGTTGGTTCGTACAAGTATCTGTGGGTTGGTCTCAAGGATCTCGTGGATTGGCCACCGCCACCTTGCCCCGCGCCTAGCGTGGATGCAAGACCTGTCCCACGTCTGTAATGGCTCTCCATTAGGTAAGCGGGAGTTAATAAAGGTGTATCTGAACTGTGTGGCTAATGGGTGCTCTTTGATCGTCTTTTCTAATTCTTCCCGCCACCCAGGCAGTAATACCTCGTCCATATCCATACTGATGCAATAGTCCACATCTTCTGGGATGGCATCCATAGCATCGTTTCGAGCTTTATGGAACTCAAACTGCTCATATTGCTTAGCTACCGTAGTTATACCCAAAGAGCGAGCGATGGACACAGTTTTATCCTCTGACCCTGTATCAAGGACCACAAGAACATCTGCCTCGCTGGCAGATTGTGCCCAGCGCTCTACGTGTTTGGCTTCATTCTTCGCTATGGAATATACGGCTATTTTCATAGCCTAACTGTATCAAAGTCCGTTAATCATTCCAACTGATGAGAAAGGAACGTATGAAGGGTCAGCTACTGGTGGCTGAGTGCCAGATGTAACCAAATTATCGTAATAAACAGTGTGTGTTCCCGCCCCTTCATGCCGATAATTAAAGGAGTGAGCGGCACCGCCGCTTCCGAAGTAATTGGCGGCTGAGGTTGTGGCTGTAATATCTGGAGTTGCTCCATTAATATTAGCGCCAATAAAAATATTATAGGTAGAGTCTGTAGGACCATTTCTATACTGCCACCTAAACCACGCAGCACCTGCGCCTATTGGGTGTGTAGTTGTTGATACGTTTACGTAAGTGGTGCTGTAGAACGCGTTTGCGTGCGCAAATGTTACTGCGGTTCCTCCGCCGTTCGCTGTAGCTACCAGTCCGGTGATGTCATATGGAGTCATGGTGGCTAGCCATACACCTGCGTTAGCAGTCAGGGCAGCAATCTTTGTGTAACCCTGAAACCACGTTGTTGTTCCTCCAATACCGCCAGGAGACCTTACTAGGTACTGGCTGTTGGTAAAAACACCGGACGTGGTTCCGTATTGGGAATATGTGCTGCTGTAAGTTGGAGAGCCGGAGGTAGTGAAATAACGCTCACCTATTTTCGACCCAGAATATCCCTCCATCGGCGCATAAAAAGTTGCCATCTAAATCACCACCCCAAAATTTCTCAAAGAGTCTTGGTGTATTTCTACATTTAGGCCGTATTCCAAGCACAAATCAATATTCTGCTGGACCATATCGTCTATTACTACGTAGTAACCTTTATTGAAGTAATGATTAGCGGCGTAAATACGATCGTCAAAATGGTCTATAAAAACGCAGTCAAAAGTTTCTTCCAGAATTGGGTTGTATTCAACGCTAGAGACAATTTCGCTGTCAATTAGTTCTTGTGGTAGTTGCTGAAACTCTGGAATTAAATCCATAGTGGTAACGCTAGTCACCGCTTCACTGTCAATCATTGCCTTAATAGAGAATCCTTCACCGGTTCCGATATTCAGACATTTTCCGTAAAAGTTGGCTGTAATAAACTCAAGGCACTCAGAGCTAGGCCCCATGTAGTCGCCGGATATATTAGTTCTCCACGGCAGTCCTGAAAAGTCTTTAATTTCCGGCATTTAAACGTACCAAACCGTCAGAACTAGTTCTCTACCGCCACCACCAGAGCCAACAGAAGGAACCTTCATCGTCAAATAGTCAGTTCCAGATATTAGATAAGTAGCCGTTCGCGTAGAAGACGCTGTTTGTGTAGCGGTGGTGGCAGCGGCAGCAACTGAAACCACTGCGGATAACACTGTCGCTCCTGCTGATCCGTTTTTGAATACGTCTAAGGTTGTAGCAGTCGTTACTGGAGCGGTTGCAAAAGCGGCTCTAACCTTTGTAATAACAATTGGTTCCCCAGTATCGTTGTACCACTTAGTCTTGTGGTCCATTGAACCATCGGCAACTAAAAGTATTCCAGTAATAGAGAACGATATTGATTTGTGCCCAATGCTTTGGTACAGGGCTACGGTCACTGTTGTATCCGCAAACCCTGCTACGGCTGGGCCAGATACTGCAACTACTGGGACTGTAACTATCGAGCTCGCTGATGAAGCGGCAGCTACTACTTTGAACTTCCAGAAAGAAGTCGGCGTTGTGGTTGATCTAACGGTGATGATGTCGCCAATAGCGGCGTTAGTAAAGAATGTTGCTCTATCTGTTGCGCTACTTGCGTTTGCGTGTACGTATAGGTTTCCAATTCCGGTTCCTGGAGCCCCGGACACAGTTGCGCTATCGAATCTAATATCGCCAGAAGCCAATCCGGTTGATCCGGTCGCAGTTCTAAATGTCCAAGTATCAACTGTTGGCTCGCCTGGGTAATTATTTCCGTTCGATCCGGTTGCTCCAGTTGCTCCTGTCGCACCGGTTGCTCCAGTTGCTCCTGTCGCACCCGTTGCTCCAGCCGTTCCGGTTGTGCCTGTTGATCCAGTTGCTCCAGTTGATCCAGTAGCGCCAGTGGCTCCAGCCGTTCCTGGGTCTCCAGTTGCTCCAGTAGCGCCGGTTGGTCCTGTTGGTCCAGCTGCTATGTCTCCCATAGTTGCAATCTGGTTATCAGGATCAGTTGCGTCGTTAAGGAACTCTCCGCCGTCACCAACAAGAATAATGTTTCCGCCAGAGTAAGTTTGTAGTTGGACGTCTCCCGCAGTACCACCAGTGGTGTCTCCTCCGGAAATTGTGACCGTTCCGCCGTCTCCAGTGGTTCCCTGGCCACCGTATATATTAATGTCTCCAGCGTTTCCGTTGGTCCCAAACCCGGTGTATATATTAACGTCTCCACCGTCGCCACCGGAGCTGTGACCGGAGTGAATCTCTACTGATCCACCGCTAGCTGAGTCTGAATACCCGGATTTTAACTCTAAATATCCGCCATCTCCGTTGGTTGAGGATCCAGAGATTACCTGCACAAATCCTCCGGTTCCCGATGGGGAATAGCCACCTCTAACCTTTACGCTCCCACCCTCGCCCGATCCAGATCCTTGGCCACCATCAGCTTTAATGTCACCGCCAGATCCGTTGGTAGCAGCTCCGTTACCAGCCCACAGGTAAACATCGCCGCCCTCTCCATCACTGTTGAGGAATCCGTTTGGACCCTGCACGACTAATCTTTGGGCAGTTGGGTAACTATCTGTTGCATCTGGGGCGGCGATAATAGACTGTTTTGTCGGATCGTCAAATTTGACAACCTGTCCTGTACCCGCGCGGTATTGAGAGGAGACTTCAAAGTCTAATCCCGTTGGACCGGTGGGGCCGGTGGGGCCGGTTACGCCTCCACCACCGCTTCCCTCGGCAGTTATGTATCCCTTGTCTAGCAAGCGCTTTACGGCAAGGTCGTTAAGACCCACAGTAGGGAATGCATCTCCGGCTTCGTACTGAGTGCCAAAGTAAGCAAAATCAATAGCTGCTACCAAGTTTGGGCGTGCCATATGAGCGACCTCCGCTAATAATCCGTCACTTTGAGATTATCGTCTAAGTCCTGTCAGACGCTAGCGAGACTAATCTGGTCGTTAAGAGCCAGGCCCTTCATTGGCCCAGAAAGACCATAGACAACGGCACTGTACTCATCGTTGCCAATCTTACGGGTTTCTACCCGAACCATCGCTCCGTTATTAGACTGTAGCCACTTAGAAGCAAGCGCGGTTTGATCAAGGGTGAGTTTGCCGAGTCCGTGCATCTTAAAAGTTCTAGATTCTGACCTGTTGAAGCCAAGGTCTAGAGCCATCTCAATTCGGCCAGTCTTGGCGTCAAGGTGGGTAATGTAACCGCAAAATTGGAACAATGTGGGATTCATTTGTTTTCCGTTTCTCTTAGTTCTTCTAATAGTTTAAGGTTTTCTTTTGCGAACCCTGCTGCTGCCAAAGACGCGTGGATCATAGCCATTCTAAGGTTCATAACCACGCCCTTGTGCAACGGGTCTCGTATTGACATTTCGGAAGCCGAACTAGCCAGCTTCTCTGCTCTGTCTAAATGCTCTTCTGGTGTCATGGAAACTCCAACCCTAGTACCTTAGCCGCTCTACGTCCACAGGTGGGCCAAGGAGCCAACCAGGAGCCTCCACTGCTGTACCAGTTAGCAACGGTGATCTGCTCCTCTGGAGTAGCCTGATAGGCGTGCTCAGCAAATGCTCTGCCTCCTGCGCTTACCCAAGTGGAGTGGAGAAACTGTAGTCCACCCTCGAAATTGCTGTTGTCTGTCCAGCTTCCTTCGCACTTGTGGATAAGCATCCATAGTTCGCGGTTCCTTAGATCTAAGCCCGGCTTTCTCTTATAAGACCTAGATACGTGCTTTTTGTGTTTAGTCTTATGCACAGATTTGTGCACAGTCTTGCGGATAACTTTATTCTTTATAACTCGCTGCTTGCTTCTACTTGTCTTCTTCTCTTGCTTGGCTACCTTTGCCTGTGGCTTAGGAGCGGTCTGTTCTGTTCTTGTGTTTTCCCAAACTATCATTCCGATGATTATTGAGAAAATTACAACCGTCAGTATCACTAAACGCTTCATTGATCCTCTTAGATAGAACGACGCTGCTCAGCAAGGATTTGCTCTTGAGTCAGCCTTCTGCTGCCTAGTTCGGCAGTCTTCTTCGCAAGTTCAATAAAGTCCCTCAGCTCTCCGGTCCTAAACTTATAGTGCGGGCTACCCCTCAATACTCTCATTTCGCGCTCTTCATGGTGGATTAGAGCGTCTATTTCGAGTCCTCTAGCGTAATAGGCGGTAGATACCTCCATCAGCAAAAGGTAAGGAGAATCTACCGGAGGCTCTATTCTTCCCAGAAGAATATCCATATATGTGGCTATTTCGTCCCACAGTTCCTGCACTGCGGGCAGTCCTTCCCCTACCGGAACCGCTATAAGGCTCCTGGAAGACTGAACATCCCTGTCCGTTGATCTTCTTATCTTTACACTAGCCATGCGTGAATCCCTCGTCTTCTACTGCGTGCAAAGCAGCGCATTCTTTCTTAAATGGGCAGTAATTGTAGTTAGTTCCTTCTTTTCTTTCGCAAGAAGAGAGAATACGAGGCAATCTGTCATCCTCCCAATACTGAACCAAAGTTTTCATCTGCTTCAGCATTTCGTCTTCATCTTTGCTATTTCTCGTGTATCTAATCTCGTACCACTCTTGGTTGTCTTTATTCTCGTAAATAAACGATATGGACTTTTTATCCTGCATATACAGATACGCAGTCGCCTGCATCTTGTGATCTTCTTTTACCCCATCTTTGTAAACACGGTCAAAACCTCTGGAGTTGATTGACTTGATCTCTAGGAGTGATCCGTCAAACAGGATTCCATCGGTGTGACCTCGAAGCTGTAGGTCTTCGCACTCCATAGCAACTTCTGGCTGTGCTAGCCATCCTTCGGTAATGCCAGCCATTTGCCACTTCAGGTGGATGAAGTTACCTGTGTGGAAGATATTTGCTGTTCTAGCGTTAGGAGGAGTTTGTTGCTCCATACCGCTTCTTTGGAATATGCGCTGGCGCATACAGCCGTTCATTCCAGAAGCCCTGAACATCCGAACTTTAGGACCGCTGTTTGAGTTCTCTGTTCCGGCTAGTTCGGCTGCAGCGAAAGCAATCGCTTCAGGGGAATAAGTAGGATCAGCATTCTTTTCAAGCCAGCTCTCGTGTCTTACGGTGACTGGCTTTTCTTCATTTACTGCCTTTATCAAATCTTTTAGGCTGGTCATTTTTTCTCCTGGGTTGGTGGATATCTTTTGGAAAGGGTTGGATCTGGTCCTCTATATACCGGTCTGTGTTCTATGTTGTCCCAAATAACGTCTCCGAGTATCAGGACTTCTTCTTGATATCCTTTATCTGTTGTGTGGGCGTGCTTGTGGTGTGCTGGGCACAAGGCGATCAGGTGGTACGTCTCGCCAACTTCGTCTAGCGTGTTGCCTCCTTGCGACCGCTTGAGCATATGGTGTATTTCTATAGGGGAAATACCGCATCTAGTCCAAATGACATCAACTAGAACCATAGCCTCGCACTGTTTGTCTGATCTCTTATATATCTCTTCTCTAACCTTGTTATTTATTGCCATCTTCGCTCCACATAGGTAGGCCGTCAAAAACTCCGGCTTCCATCAATTTTCCAAAAGATCCAACTCCGTCGTCCTTGCTTTCAATGAACGCTCTAATACCGGTAACCTTCCGGGCCTGTACCGTTCGGCAGAATTGCTCAACAGATGTGTATCCGCCTTCTGGTCTTTTCTCAATAATCTCTCTAGCCGTCTTTTCTCCGATGCCCTTAATTGAGGTGATCCCCTTGCGAATAGATCCGCTTGATGGGGCATAAGAGATATTAGATTCGTTGATATTTGGAGAATAGATGCGTAGCTTTCTTTCTCTTGCAGCCCTAATATAATCCGGCTCTTTATCTGGGTTGCCCGCTGCCACGTTAAGAAGAGCTGAAAAGAACTCAACAGGATGGTTAGCGGCTAAGTAGGCGCATCGGTACGCAGTTAGTCCGTAAGCGGTCGAATGTGCTTGGTTGAACCCATACTTGGCAAACCCCTCAATAGCCTCCCAGAGCCACGACAGGTCTTCTTCAGTCATCCCTATTTCGTTGGCCATAGCAAATACTTGCTTCTGGTAACCGGAAATAACGTCCCCAGCACTGCCGATGGATTCGTTTGACGCTTTAACAGCCTTCAGGAAGGAGGTTAGGTCGTCTGGGTTCATCCCAAGATCCCGCAATACTGCAATTACTTGCTCTTGGAAAAGCATGATCCCGTAGGTACTTCCAACATGGCGAGCAATGATCTGGTGGCGCTCTGGTACTTCCTCGTCCTTGTGCTTTCTGGCAATATAGGACTCAGTTGCTCCCGAGGAAATAGTTGCCGGACGGAACAAAGCCATTGCGGCGATTACATCCTTCACGGTTGTCGGCTTTAGGTTCCGGCACCCCCGCTTAGATGTGAACCCCTCGAGTTGGAATACGCCTTCAGTGCTTCCCTTGGAGATCATTCTGAACGTCTTTGAGTCACTGAGCGGTATCCAGTCCAGCCCTTCAAAAACGTCCCTGCCTAGGAACTCCATTGTCTTGTGCAGGATCGTTAGGGTCTTGAGCCCCAGAACATCAAGCTTGACTAATCCAAGAGCTTCAATGTCGTCCATTTCATACTGAGTTACGTATGTGTCGGATGAGGCGATCTTCATAACGGGCACCAAAGAGTCGAACTCTTCGTCGGTTGTAGTTAGCACCATTCCTGCTGGGTGGGTACCAAAGGCGTAAAACGCTCCTGGTCGCTTGTAATCGCCGTCTTTTACGCGCGACAGTTCCATAAGGAGTTTTCTCTCCTCTTCTGGTATTTCGTTCCACTTAGGAAGATCCTTGCCCTGCTTACGCAGTGACGAGTAATACTTGACCTTTAGGGATCCCTTACCGTCAGCCTCTTCATCGCTGTCTAGGAAATACTCCATCCAAGTCCCGATGTGGTGAACAACAAATCTGCTGTGTAGCCAGTCAACAAGATCCTTTCGGCGCTCATGCTCTACGTCAAGGTCAATGTCCGGTGGCTTAGTCCGGTCACGGCTAATGAACCGCTCAAATATTAGATTCCATTTGATTGGGTCAGATTGGGTGATTTCAGCAAGCCAGCAGACAATAGAGCCGGAGGCAGATCCTCTGGCTTGGTAGAAGATTCCCTGGGCTTGGCACCAGTCAGTTACCTCGGCTACCAAGATGATGTATCCAGCCATACCTGTGTCGGCAATAATGGATAGTTCTGTGTCTAGTCTGTCTACATATTCCTTTTTACTGTCAAGACCAAGTTCTGCCAGCTTCTTGGCGCACTTAGTTCTAAGCGCAGCATCTGGATCATCTACGGTAAATGGAATGTTGTAAGAGTAGTTATCTAGTTGTGGGATCTTTAGGGTGTTGAGGCTGAGTAGGTGCTCAAGCCCCTCCATACCCCGCTCATAGTGTGCTGGCTCGTGGTGGTCCCTGATCCAAGCATCATCTGCTAGGTGGAATCCATCACCGGGGAATACCGCATCATCAGCGTCGTCACCGTAAGCAACAAGGCGCTTTAGGGTCTCATGTGCTGGTTTTTGGTGCTGGTGGCAGTAGTGGGAGTCTTGAGTGATAACCACCGGCAGGCTTAATTCGTCAGCCAGTTCTATCAGCTTCTTTGACCTATCTGCATCGCTGATGTCGTTCTCAACGATGTTGTGGTTCTGTAGTTCGACAAAGAAAGGATTGAACCACTTAGCCATTGTTGCCGTGATAGACACAGCGGTGTCCATCTTATCTTGGGCTATCCACTGGGATGTAATCCCGAAATAGCAACCAGAGGTAGCGGCTAGGCCCTTTAGCAGGCCTTGCTCGTGCATAGAGGCTAGATCCGCCAGATCAACTACAGGCTTGTAGTAAAAGTTCTTGTGGGCGAAAGAGGATAGTTTTACTAGGTTCGCATATCCCTCAGTTGTGTATGCCGTGACAATCATGTGAAAGACCTTTCTGGTCTTTCGGTCATAGGACACATACAGTTCGGTTCCAGGGAAAGGAACGATATCTCTTTTTCGAGACGCTCGGTAAAGCTGCACGGATCCAGCGATGTTGCCGTGGTCAGTTAGACCAATAGCGCGCTGTCCCATATCGGCTACCGTGTTGACAATCTCGCCTACGTCACTCATAGCGTCATTGACGCTAAAACGAGAGTGCGTGTGCAGGCTCCAGAATCGCTCTGGATTATTTTTGGGTGCGGTGTTTAACCGTATTTTTATCTTCACGCCCCCTTCTAGGAATCGAACCCAGATACAACCATTAGGGGAGCCCCGAAGGGCATAGTCCTTATTTAATTGTGGGCATTTCTAACCAGGCGGAATAATCAACTGGTTCTTGATTGGAACGATACCACCATCTTGCGCATCTGTCGCTGCTCGGGTCAAAGCTTCCCCGATGTATTTAGCGCCTTCAGCGGATAAGAAATAGTGGCTTTCTCCAACTGGAGTGGAAACAATAAGAACAACCAGAGTTTCTGGATCTCCTTCGGCAGTGGCAAGCGTTACATCTATCTCCGTAGGAACCGGAAACCTTTCCACTATTCCTCGCTTCCAAGCAGTTTGATTAGTGCGTCTATTTTTTCTTCTCGTTTTGTTTCAGGTACCTCAAGCCCCGATAAACGAAATAGCTCGTCAATATCACTTTCAGACATTTTTCTGAGGTTGTCCTCGGTGATTTCAACTTCTTCTTCTTGTGACGAGCCACTTAAAAATCCGGTACGTCCAGCTTTGGGTCAGCCTTCTTAACGGCAGTCACCAGTTCTTCTTCGCCGAACTTAGACCAGTATTCTTCGTACTGACCGCGAAGGATCTCTCTAACGTCAACAGCTTCCTTCTGCAGCGCCTTAAGGTCTGCGTCGTAGGCATCTTCGCGATCCACGTCATAGGTGGTGTCTGTGCCCT